GAAGTGGGTTCAGTTAAACGCACCGTAAGAAGTGATGACGGTTCAAAGCGAAAGCTAAACAAACAAGATGCTAAGGTTGCCGCCCAGGAATACGGGGTGCGCGGCATTCCTGCTGATCCATTCCTTAGACCTGCTTTAGAAAATAATGCCTCCAATGTTTTGGGCATCATGAAGACAGAGTTGGCAGCGGCTATAGATAAAGCAATCAAGAAAGGCTAATCAATGACAGAGCAGGAACTTTACAGCCTATTACAAGGCGCATCAGCTATAACTGATATCACTGGTATTGATGGTGTGCATAACTTCTACCTCCCGGATGGTACAAACCTTCCAGCCGTAACGCTGGAATATGTATCAGATAAGCCCGAAAACACCCTTCAAGGTGATAGCGGAAAAACCCGGGTAAGGTACTCAATAAATGTTTGGGCAGATTCATATGCAAAAGCCAAACAGCTTGAATCTGCCGTGCTTTTAACCATGAGTGCTTATTACCGATTATCTACCGTGCCTTTACATGATCCGGAAAATAATATTTTCCGCTTTGCAATCGACTACTCAATATTCAGGTGAAGCAATGGACACTAGAGATCTGCCACAAGCGAAAAATGATCTGGAAATAGAAATTGGTGAATTTGTAAGATCAAAACTTCGACAGTTTAAAAAAGAAACTGGGCTTGCAGTCCTTGGTGTGGATTTAGTATTTAGAGAAACGACGGCTATCTCTGATATTTCCCCGCAAACAAGTCTTACTGAAGTGCGAACAGATATAAGCCTTTAATCCCTTTTTTTAGAAGCCGGTGGTCGCCGGCTTTTTTATGCCCGGCATGTCGTGAGACACCCAGTAAGGGCACCTTAAACCCGCGCTGTGAAGCGCTACGTTCCCCTGGAGGAAATCACAATGGCTGTTTTAGATGCCCAAAACACAACCGTAACTTTTAACGATGGCACAACCGCCCAGACAGTAGGGGGCGTTGTTTCATTTTCGTTTGGTGACGGTCAGGCTTCAGATATCGACATCACCACCCTGGCTTCATCCGCTAAGGAATATCGTCAGGGTTTGCAGGATTTTGGTAACTGTACTCTTGAGCTTAAGCGTGATCCAAGTGACGCAGGTCAAGCAGCAATGCTTGCAGCTAAAGCCGCACAAGCAACCCGGGAAGTAGTAATTTCGCTGCCAGATGGTGACGTATTTACATTCAATGCTTATGTGAAATCAATGTCCACCACAGGTGGTGTTGATGATGTTGTAAACGGTACTGCAACGCTGAAGGTTACCGGCGATATCGTCGAGTCTTAAGCATGGGGTTAATCAGCTCTGATCAACGCGCACGTCTGGATATCTGTCAGGGTAATCTGACTAAAAATATTCAGCCGTGCGTTTCTTATAAACCCAAAAGTAAGCGGTGCGATCAATGCGGCTGTTTTATGCCGTTAAAGGTCAAGATCAAAGCTGCTACCTGTCCGCAGGAGAAATGGTAAATGTCACTTTCACGTGAAGAAATCTTTGGATTAGATGATAAAGAACTTGAGCTGGTCGAAGTGCCAGAGTGGAAAGGAAAGGTATTTATTCGCTCGTTAACGGCACGGGAAAAAAGTTCGTTTGAAAAGCGAATGCTGGGGCAAAAAGCCGATTACGGTTTGATTATGGCTGAGTATGTGGCAGCCATCACTGTTGATGAAACAGGTTCCAATCTCTTCACAAAAAAAGATGCGGAGGAGCTTTTAAAGAAAAGGTCTTCAGCACTAGAGCGAATCTTTGAGGCTGGTCAAAAGCTTAACACCCTTGATCCGGCAGACATTGAGGAGCTTGCAAAAAACTCCTAGAGCGCCCCTTCAGGCTCTATCTAATCGGCCTATCAAGAGAATTGAAAACGCCGGTGTATGAGTTGGAAAAAAACATGGATGTTGATGATATCAAAGAGCAGATTGCTTTTGATCTCACCCAGAATGAAGAGTGGTGCAAACAACAGCAACGCAAAGCAGAACTAGAACATTCCCGCGCCATGACTAATGAAGAAAAATCATTAGCCCTGAAGGCGGCAATTAAAGGATTAGGCAATGGCGGTAATAAGTAAACTGGTTGTCGCTCTTCAAGCCAACTCAGCAAAACTGGTTACAGAGCTTAAAAAGTCGCGCTCAACCATGGCGAAGTTCGTTAAAGACGTTAAGAAAAAAGCGTCTTCAATGAAAAAATCCTTTAAGCCTGTCATATCAGTGGTTAAAGCATTAACCAAGGCTTTTTTGGCGGGCACCGCAGTAGTCACAGGTTTTTTTGCGGGCCTTTCAATTAGGGCGCATACGATAAATCAGTTAAAGGTTTTATCAGAATCGCTAGGGGTATCAGTCGAGCAATTGCAGCGATGGCAATTTGCAGCGAAAGCGGTAGGTATTGAGTCAGATAAAATGGGTGACATCTTCAAAGATGTTGCCGATAAACTGGGTGATTTCCTAGTGACTGGCGGCGGGCAAGCTGCTGACTTGTTTGAAAAGCTAAATCTTGATGCTCGTAAGTTTATAGGTCTAGCCCCAGACCAAGCCCTGCTTAAAATAGGGAGAGCTATTGAGCCGCTAACCCAGCAAGAAAAAATCTTCTTCATGGAAGCTATTGCCAATGATGCAGCTCTGCTTCTGCCGTTACTTGAGAACAACGCCAAAGGATTTAACGAACTAGCGGCTGAAGCTGAAAAGGCTGGAGCCGTACTCAGTAAAGGCCAGGTAGAAGGCGCTGCGAAATTCAGCAAGGTTGTCGATGAACTACTGGCTAGAGCTAATAGTTTTTGGTCTCAGTTTACAGCGCAATTGGCCGGACCTCTTGCTGTGTTTAGCGAGCATGTTAAAAAGTGGATTGATAGCTTTGGCGGTATAGATAAGGCAGCTAAGAGAGCGGCCCATTTTGTCTTAACTTTCATAGAGTCCGGCATTAAAGGTGGAGCCAAGTTCGTTCGCGCTATATCAAATATTGATATCACCTTCGCAAAATTAGAACTTCGCTTTCAAAAGTGGTTGCTTATTAAAGATGAAATCAGCCGGTTTGATCCAACTGCAATAGCCGCCCGCTCCTTTAGCGGCGCGGACATTGATAAGCAGTTAGAGAAACGTAGAAAAGCGGTTGAAGAACTAGAAAAGCGGGTACAAGGTTTTAAAAACAACCCGCGCCCGGATACCTTTGATCAGGATGCATCTGCACTTATTGATAAGATGAGAAAGGCAATTGATAGCCCTTTCGATATAAATACATCCGCACAGAAAGATAACTCTTCCGCAACGAGAGGCCAGACCGGAGCTACCCAGGCAAACACTTCTGCTCTACAAAAACAACGAGCCGCGCTTGAGCGTTTCGAGAAAAATCAAGCTGAAAAAAATAACCCTAAAAACCAACTTGGCAAACTAGGAAGCGGTAATACTGGGCAAGTAAATACAGATTTCATCTTCAGGAAAGCTGGTGCAGACAATTTAAAATCCAGCCAGTTATTTGAACAGACAGCCCGGAAGTTTGCAGACTCAATTAAGTCGCAAGCTATTTCTCCTGAAGGTGCGGCAGTATCTATTGAAAATCTCCGATCCTTAGTTGCTCGTCTGCAGTTGGATAACATTCGATACGGTGGGCAAAACTTTGATACAGAGGGCATGAAATCTGTAATTGATCAACTTACAGACCTTGCCAAAGATCAACTATCTGGTGATTCGAAACAACCAACCGTTTCAGACTACCGAGCGATGTTCGAGCGCGCCGCACAAGAGAATAAAACCGCACAAGAGTCAGCAGCAAACACAGTTGCTGAAGCTATCCGGAAAGCCTCCCAGAATGAAATTCAAGCAACCAAAAGCTTAGTTGACCAAGTAGGCCCTAAAGGAAACCGCTTAGGTACGGTTAAGTTTGACTTTAACCATGATGGTAAGCGGGAAGTATTGGAGGTGCTTGCAACCCCTGAAGCTGTCCGCAAGATCGAAACTATTGCAAAACGAACCACCCAAACCAGCGCCCGCGCAGCGGTGAGGTAACCAATGGCATTCATTAACACAACATACCGTCTTTATCTTGAAGCATCATTAAGCACTTTATTTGGCGGCATTCTTCAGTTCACCCATGACAGTGATTTTTCAGACAACCCTAAAGATGGTGTTATTCATCTTGGCTCTAATACAGCGGGTTTAAAGCTTGAGGCTGATTCAAACCCGGGTGTAGACGACATAGTAATTACACCTGTTGATATTCTGCCAGATTGGGTGGCCGACACAGTGTACGCGGTGGGGGATGCTGTAGAGCCTTCGGTTGATGATACTAATTGGTATCAGGTGCAAAGCATTACCGGTACGGGTCAAGCAGGATCTTCAGAACCTACCTTTAACACCGGCGAAGGTTCTACCACAGTTGATAACGAAGTTACTTGGGTGTGTATGGGTAAAAACCATCAGCCATCAGAAATAAAACTCGCTTCCACCGCAGGCGGCTTGGATGCGGCTGTTGCTGGTGCTTCCTTATCACTGGGTTCAGTAATACTCAGCGGATCAGGAAACTCTGTTGAGATCCATTACAGAATTGAAAACGCAGTTTCTAATGTTCGCAATACTGCAGGTAATGCTCACATAGGCTTCTCTATCAATACAGTTCTTGAATCGGCGGCGTAAACCATGCCAACAGATAGCGGTGTAATTGTCTCAATAGAGCAGAACGTTGTACGAAGAGACAGCGGCGTAATTGTCTCTATTGAGCAGGAGGTTATACACAAACGCAGAGATGGTGG